CTGACAGTGCGTTTTCCAATTGCTCCCTTGCTTTTTCTGGTGTAGAAAGAAAGGCTTGCAAAAGCATGTAGTTTCTAAGGCGTGCCTTAAGATAAATCTGTTTTCGGTTCGGTACTGCAAATATTCCAAGTATCCGGATAAATTCAGGCTCATTAACTAGCTCTTGTTCCACGGCGTCGCGCATAGAAATAACGTAGTCTTTTAATTTTGCTGGAGTAAGCCCGGACTTATTAAGCTGTTCAAGCATGGAGTGAAACGTTTGCTTTTCAGTAGCGTTTAAATCTTCGTATTTAAGCCCTGCTTTTTCTAGTATTTCGTCTATCATTGTTGTTGTACTGGCATTGGTTGGTTGGGTACTGGCTGTCCGGGTGTCTGAGGAAGGCCACCCTGCCCTAATGGCCCTCCTAAGACACTCTGACTAGCCTCTACTCTTTGTTGTTCTTCTTCCATTATAGCATTTATTTCCTCTGGTGTAAGGTCTGCAAACTCTAACAACTTGCGATTATAAACTTCGGTTAATTTCATATTATTAGGAAGTGCAGATTTGGCGACATTTAGCTTTTGCAGTGCGTCTGTATCTCTTGTATTTTTCTCTTCTTGACTCCACACCCGGCAACGATAACCTTCTTTACTTTTCCAATCTGAAGGGCTAATTTCTCTTGAATATATCTTTTTTGTATTCCTTCCCTGCTTGTAGATTTTAACGGCGTTTAGCTTGTCGGCTGACCCTTCGATAAGTTTAATAAACATAACCCCCCTCTGTTTCCATGCTGGAGTGTAAAACTTACTCATCCCCTTGATGCGCTCCTTGGCTTCACCCAAGGCAAGCTGTACCTCTCCGAGTGTGATTTGGCGGTCTACCTCTGCTCCCTGCTGCGTAGCTGTGGCCCCCGTCGCTCTCTGGTTCATATCAATAACGAACCGCATCTCGTCTAATGACTCGGAAAGATCGGGAATATCTACTTTTTTAATAACGTCGTTAGGATTGCCCGGAACTCCATACCAACCCCAAGGAACGGGATTATATGAACCCGGTGTAAAGCCCTCAATACTTGAGTCGTAGTAGTGCATTCCAAAATTTCTAAGAGTTCTGTTTTCCACAAGCTGGCTAAACCACGCATTTAAAACTTTATTGCTCGGCCTGACAATATCAGCGACCGCATCACTCCAAAAGTCCAACCTCTCCACGTCATCAGCCCATGAATTGTAGGGGTAATGATCTCTCCAGAAGTGGTCTTTTGTAACTCCGTATATATCCTCGAGCTTCTTTTTCATTAAAATCTCTCGCTCGTCTGCCTCTACATATACCCAGATTTGTTCGGGTTCGTCTCCCTCAACCCGTTTCACAAAGTGCATAGTTAGCTCTACATAGGTCTGACCCAATACAGGCGAGTCAACGTCATCAAGTCCCATGTCCTGCATTCTTTTGTTTTTATCTTGTACTGAGTTGTTATTATCAGCCGCTTTAATAAGTCCCGCATCTGTTCCGTACCATTCTTTAAGCCGTGCGACAGCTTTCTGATCGTAGCTTTCGTCCGCTTCCAAATCTGCAAACGTTTTGTATATATGTGTATGAATTAAAAATTTAGACGAGTGGATGTCTGTAGGATCACAATATCTATCGACATAAATATCGTACGGATCTTGTATCGTCATTTTGATCTCACCATCTACAATTTGCCACTGGTCAAAGCTCCGGCCATACAAAAATACCTGCTTTTTGTCTACTATATCCTGAAGAGTCATATTGTTTTTCTCGACTGTATAGTTCCAGTATTCATTCTTGAAGATTTCGGCCTGCTCGTCATTGTCTAGGTTCTCAAAGTAAAGTACAGGCATATCATCAACATCTTTAAGAAGTGTTCGGATGGTTTGCTTCATTAGGGGGAGATTTACCGTCTGGCGCTGGATTAACCTGTCAACGATTACTTTGTCCCTATATAGAGTATAGTTTTCGTCCCAGTCCTCATGTCGGCGCTCCTGATAGTTATATCCGCCCTCTTTATTGTTTATGAGCATTAAAAGCTCGGGATTTTGTAAATCGTCATTCATGTTTTAATTATGAAGTGCCATTATATTGCAAGGCAAGGGATTATGCTAAAGTGCCCGGGATATATGGGGCAACACCCCCCACGTCTAAGTTCTGGTGAAACGTCACGGGTTTTTTTAGCTCTAAAAACATTCTCATCGCCATCATATCCCCAAAATCAGGCGAGCGCCCCAAACTCTCTTTTATATCTTCTTTACTAATTAACCTAAGAGGCCCCTCAACTCCAGTGTCTTTTCTCTTTAATTGCTGCAGATCCTCTATAATCATTTCTTTGTCTAACTCTTCAAGTGAGCGATCGGTTATGGCAACTTCATGTTCTAGTATCTTGTCAGCGAGCATAAAAGCACATTGTGAGCGCAAGTTTCCATAATTTCGCTTTGGTTTGCCTTCTTTTTCGTCCTCTTTTGTCTTAACCGCCGTACTATTACCTATAAAGCCCTTAACACCCCTGAGCATATCTACAACCCCACCGCCAACCCCGTCCTCGTCTATAACTGCGTGGCTATATGGTATTTTCTCCTCCTGCAGTAACATTTTTATATCGTTGGCTGTGGTATCAAGTCCCTGTTTTTCTTTTTTGATTACCCGGTACAGCTCAAACCCCCGCCAGAGCCCGATTACAATTTTGTCGCTTCCATGTCTTGCTATATCTGCAGTTAGGTATTTTTCTTTGCTTTCCTCTACTGTATTTGTAAAAAGATCAACGATTGAGTCGTAGTTGAGTAGGCTGTTATCCGCCTGTGAATACTCCCAGAGTCCCTGCTTAAGCCTCATGCGCAGGATTGGGTCTTCAATCTCATCTAGGCGCTTTTCTGCCTCCTCTGCCGTGTAGGGATTATCTTTATATAGTGATTGCACGAATTTATAGCCTTTCCTAAGCTCCCCACGCTTCCATGGCTTATAAAATACCCGATATAACCAGTTTTGCTCTGGATTACAAGTCAAAAGAAGTTTTGCGGGGTTAAGATCATACTTTTCATTATTCCAGCGCCCTATACGTGATTTTAAAACATCAAAAGCTAAAAAGTTAACCTCTCCGGCCTCCTCAATCCAGCCTCCAGTATATTCAGTCGATCCAAACCGCTGAAACATGGGATCGCTCGGTTTATATGCTAAATCTAGCAGATCAATCCGGGAGCCATTAAAAAACTCAATAAAATTATACTGCCCGTTAAGTTTCCAATCATCCTCGGGGATATCATGGTAGTCGCACACCTTTCTAAATGTCGCAAAAGATGAGGCCATGAGGCGCTTAAGTTCGTTTCTGCCTATAAACCACTTAGTCTCCGGGTATATATAACAATTCGTCAGGAGCCACTCAGCCCCAAGCCATGATTTACCCCCCTCAGCACCACCACCAAAGAGGACGAAGCGGGTTTTGTCGTCTTGTAATAGGGTATATGCCTCGTGTTGCTTAGGCGTCGGTTTTATTGTTGGCGTTATTTCCTGACTCATTTGGCGGAATATAATTAAATCCAGCGATGCGCTTACCTCCAGAGGTGTGATCTAGCTCCTGCTTATCACTCCAGCCCATGTTTTTGAGTGCAAATATAACTCCCACTTGGTTCTTTTCGTATATAAGCCGTTCCTCATAAACTTTCATAACACGGGCTACTCCCTTTTTTATTATGTCAGACAATTTAGGGTTAGTTTTTTTATCGTTAGCATACCTCCAGAGCGTATCCCGGGAAACTTCCAAATGAACAGCAAGCCCGGACATGGTTACTCTGTCGTTATTCTCAAAATAGGAGTCAATATCCTTTTGAAGTTTAATAGGATCAGTAAATGCTGGTGGTCTACCTGCTGCCATACATACATTATATACGGCGTTCATGTTTTAACTCAAGTAAATTATCTATTTCTTATTTCTTATTTCTTTTAACATTTTTAAGCTTTCATTACCGCGCTCGCTAATCTTTGCGGGTTTTAGCAAAGGTCGAGCGCAGTATCAAACCTCAAATAAGCTCTAGTTCGTAAGGATAAGCCCAGACAATACCCTTTTTGTCGGTCTTGTTCTCAGCTAGAAAGTATTTAGTCAATCCGTCAACTTGTATATTAATAGCTACTACATACCCCCTGTAGCCGTTATACTTGAAAGCCGAGCCTAACGGATTTCTAATAATAACCTTACTTCCTACGTCTATTTTTCTTTTCATATTCATTCTTTATCACCCCCCTACAAGGCTTTTGCGAGGGCTTGGCGCTTCTAGTAAGTCGAACTTTGTATAACGCCCTTTAAGCTATTCTCGTTAAAGACTCGCAGATATTTCTATTACCTTCTTTACTTGTTACAATCCATACCTCTTCAGCTCCAGTAGCGTGATTTTTAATTATTCTTACTCTATCAATTAGTATTAAACATCTTTTGACTTTCAAAACAAAAGATTTTATTTTATTCATTTTTCATCACCTCCCATCGTCATCTACACATAATATACAGGCGCTCGCATAAGTTGTCAAGGGGCAAAATTAGCCTCGATCTATAACTAAATTATACCTTATTTTTTGCAGTTTTTGAAGCCTTAGTTTTAGAAGATTTAGCGCCTTTTGGAATAAATGCCCGGACAAGTAACTTATTATTGACGCCCCTTACCTTTTCAACAGCTATAAGCTCCGGCACCTTTCCGAACTGCGCCTTTAAATTAATAACCTGAAAAAGTCTGTTCAATGGCCTGTCTTTTAGTTTAAAGGCGGGAGTCGTCAGTATGTCGTAGTTGTCAGGGTTTAGGGGTTTGCTCATTGTGTGTTTATACTCTCCTTAGTTGTACGTAATAGGTTTTATTTGAGCTTGTAACTGCCCGGCGAATGTATCCTTTGGCAAGCAGCGAGTTAAGAGCGCCCACGATGGTTGGTTCTTTGTTTCCCTTCTCTTTCATTGTTTCTATAATTATTTTTCTCGGAATAGGCGTTTTTTCGTTTTTGACCCATCCTTCTATGCAGTTCATTATCTGAAATTGCAGCTGTGTTACTTCGTAAAGGTCTATATATTCCGTCTTGGACATTCCCTATTTTAACTTTACAGGCGCTCGCTTGTAAAGTCAATTATTACTTTTAACCTTATTTTCGGGCTTTTCCTTTTTAACTTTTAAAATATGTTTGCATGGCCTTTGCCTCATTATATAGTCCGGGCAAGTGCATTTATATTTGCCGTCTGGGGTAATAACTACCATATAGGCCATATCGGGGTCTGTGAAGCTGTCCACTTTAACAAACTGGGCTTTTTTCATTTTAATAGCTTTGAGTTTTCAACTGGTAAATAGGCATTGACTCGTTTAATTTTTCCTCCGTTTATAGTCTTTTGCGTTTCGGT